CCCTCACACAAGCGGTCACTCTCACCAACGGAGCGATTTACTATGTGTATTTTCAAATCAAAACGAGAACAGCGGGAACAGTAGCGGTATCCTTAAATGGCACAGGAGCAGGGGTCAACTATAACTCAAGTGATACCTTTTGCCCTTTAATCACCGCAGGTGCTTCGGGCGGGTTGGTTTTCACCCCCTCATCAGATTTTGATGGGTCGATTGATAACGTGTCGATTAAGCTGGTAACAAGGATAGGCAACTCTGTTGCACTCAAAGATGCAGGGGGAACGACAAGAGTTGAAATCAGACCAACGCAGGGCGGGAACATCGCCATGGGCGTAAACGCTCTCAGGCACATCTCTATCACCACAGGGGATAATGTCGCCATAGGCGAAAACGCCTTACCCGTAGCAGTCAATACCTTTAGGAATGTAGCGATTGGCTCAAATGCTTTATCTAGGCAAACGGTAACTTCAACAGGCTACAATGTAGCGATAGGGGGACAGGCACTCGCCAATAACGAAACAGGCATACAGTCGGTAGCCTTGGGCTACGGAGCATTGCAACAGGCTAGATATTCTATTAACAATGTTGCGATAGGATTCGGGGCTTTGTCTTTGTTGAATGGAAGAAATACAGATGGGAATTCAGGCGGCAATATCGCTATCGGTACTCAAGCAGGTGGTAATGTAACTACAGGATATAACAACACGATTATTAGCAGTCAGGGGATGCTATCTCTTACAACAGGTGTCGGCAACCTTTCTCTTGGTAACGGCGCATTAAACGCAGTGGCAACCACTTCGTCAAATGTGGGGCTTGGTTCTTTGGCGGGTTATAGCTTCACGGGGTCAAGCGGAATATTTATTGGTCCATACGCAGGTGCGTATCTTACCACAGGTAACAACCAAGTCGCTATCGGCTCGTTTGCTGGTGGGCGTTCGGCTGGAACTGGTAATACTTATGTTGGTGGATTGGCAGGATATGGGAACTTTGCCGCAGGCGGGTCAGCAAGTAGTAATACATTTATTGGGTTTGAAACTGGTAGAGCTAATTACATTTCGAATTCAGTCTTGATTGGCTATCAGGCAGGATATAACGAGACTAACTCAGATAGACTGTACATTGCTAATTCTAATACTGCTACACCTCTAATTTTCGGTGTTTTTACAGGGTCTACAGCAGGACTAACAATCCATTCACAGAATACCGCAGGAATACCTCTAACGGTAAAGGGTATAGCTTCTCAATCAGCTAACCTGCAAAACTGGGTCAACTCAAGCGGAACGGTGCTTTCATTTGTAAACTCCTCTGGCAAATTTGTCGGAACGAACATTGGTATTTCTATCGGCGGTGGTCAGCAGTTAGAACTTGTTACATATGGTGCTACAGCGGGTGATGTGGCATACATCAATCGTACATTAACAGGTACAACCGCAAGCGGAAGTTACGCAGCCTTAAATACTCTAATTAACTCTGGAGACTTGGCAGGGACAGCGACGGCAATCACAGGATTGAATTTTCAAGCTAACATGGGAACTACGGCGACGACTACGATGTCTGCCTATAAAGCTCTTTTGACATTCACTGGTGCGGGGACCTGCACGACTGCTTACGGATATTATTTCAGTGCGAATACCAATGCAGCGGCAACAATCACCAACCTTAACGGACTGTATATCGACACTATACTGGCAAACGCCAACGGCGCAACTACAACTAACGCAAGGGGAATTTATGTGGCAAACGTGTCTGGAGCAACTAACAACTTTGCTATCTTAACTAACTCAGGAAATGTTGTCTTTAACGAGGGTGGGGACAGTGCAACTGATTTTAGAGTCGAATCAGACACCGAAGCTAATATGCTTTTCCTTGATGCAAACGCCGATACAGACGGAGCATTGTATCTTGGGGGAACAACCAACGGCATAAAAATAAACAAGGGCGGAGAGTTAGTCTTACTTGGCGATGCAACGGTTTGGGAAGACTTGAGACTTGAGCCAGTTGCGAGGAATACAGGAGCAAAAGCCCCCTCATTTGCTAATTGGTTTGGAGGTCTGTATCTCTACGAGTTTGATAATGCCGTTGCAGGAAGTGAAAAAGAGATATTTTTCTCCGTTCAGCTACCTCATCAATGGAAAGAAGGAACGGCAATTGAACCGCATATCCATTGGATTAACAAATCAACAGGCACAGCGGGGCATGTAGTCAGGTGGGGCATTGAATATTCCAAGGCAAAGATAGGAGATACATTTTCATCAAGCCCTACAACTGTTTATGGAACTACCATAGCAGGTGGTGGTGACATCACCACACAATACGAACACATGCTCACAGATTTTGACGCAATCTCCATGACAGGCGACACTATCTCAACTGTAATTTTTTGTAGATTATTTAGGGACAGCGCAAACGCAGGGGACACTTATACAGGAACAGCAGGACTATTGTATATAGATTGGCATTATCAAATAGACAGCATGGGCAGTAAAACAGAACTAGCTAAATAATTATTTTTAAACATCATGGCACTTAAAAAAACAAAACAAATAAAAGGCTACCAAGCGGAATATTGGAGAATAATACAAATAAATTCCAACTTTGATAGCAAGGATTCGATTGTGACTCTAGCACTTTATAAAAACAAGGCGACAAGAGATACAGACCCTAACGCAATACTGGAGACATACCAATACAATCTAGGCTCTGATTTTTCAGAGGATATATACGATGGAGAAGCGGACAAGGTTAAGAATATTAAGCTAAAAGAAGCCTACAAGATTTTCCATGTGAAGGCACAAGCCGAAACTCTCAAAACGGAGCTGAAAGACGAATCTCTAGTGTTTTTCGCAGATGCAGAGGATATTTAATTATTATTTTATTAAAATGTTAGACCAAACTAAAAAAGTAGTGGAGGACAAAAAATCAGAACAGGAACTAATGCAAGAGTTTGTGCAAGAGTATCAAAGGCTATGTGAGAGATTTGGATTGCAGATTGTAGTTAACCCAGCCTTTAAGGCGAGGGACGATGGAACATTCAGTGTTGTTCTTCAAACATCGGCTGGAAGAATGCCAAAAGAATCTATTTAATTTTTAAAATAAGGCAAATGAAAAACATATACTGTCCTAATTGCAAAAAGCTATTAATGAAGGCTGAATTCGGCGATATAGAGATACTTTGTCAGGGCTGTAAAAGACTTGTAAATATAAGAATATGGACAACCAAGTCTTTAAATTTGACAACCGACAAAGAAGCTGATAGCATTGAGACAGAGGGCAATGACTCCAAGAAGTAACTTTTTGGGGTCTTTTTTATTATTTATAATACTATGGAAAAATCTAACAAAATTAACTATACCGCAAGTATAGACTTAGTTGAAAAGGGTTTAGACTATGGAGAGGTGGAAGTATTAGTTTCTAATTCTGCTATAGATAGGCATGGGGAATCAATTAAGGTTGAAGGAATCAAAACAAATGAAGTAATGAAGAATCCAGTTGTGTTGTGGGGACATGATTATATGAGTCTTCCAATTGGAAAGATTATTAAGTTGTGGAAAACAGAAGGGAATCTAATGGCAAGAATTAAATTCGATTACGATATATATGAATTTGCGAGGACTGTCTATGAGATGGTGAAAAGAGGGACTGTGAATGCAGTTTCTATTGGTGGGTTAGTAAAGAAATGGAATGCAGATTATACGGTTGTTGAAGAAATGGAAATGCTTGAATTAAGTGTAGTCCCCGTTGGTGCTCACCCTCAGGCTCTAGTAATGAGAAGAAGTCTACAAGATGAAAGTGTTGCGAAACAGTATAATGAATTTCTATTGGGGAATATAATGAAATCAATACCAGATTCCGAGAGACAAAATACCATCAAGGTATTAGAAAGTTTAATTACAATTCTTAAAGAACCCAGTGAGGTCAAAGAGAAAGTAGTTAGAAAATTAGTATTTAATTAATTATTATTTAAACAAAATGGAAGACAAAAATGTTGAAACTGTAGTCTTGGATAAAGATGCAGTTGATGCTATTGCTAATGCAGTAGGCGAAAAAGTCAATGCCGATGTAAAGGCTTCTCTCAATGAGATTGATGAGAAAGTCAATGAAGCGGTTGAAAAAGCAATGGAAACAAAAGAAGAAGTCATTGCCAAGAATGTAAAAGGAGTGCCATCTCTAATCAAAGGTGGAAGTCCTGAAAACGAAGCTAAAGAAGTCAGGCTGGTTAAAGCAGTAAGAGCTATGCTTTCAAAGGATTATGGAATGTTGAAAGAATACAATGCAATCAACAATGAACTACTTCAAAAAGCTGGATATAACAGCTCTAACAACAATGCTGACGGTGCTTATGTTGTATTAGACCCAGAGTTTGAGGCAGAAGTAGAAAGGCTAACAGAAGTTTATGGCGTTGCTGTGAATGAAGTTAGTGTAAGAAGAATCAATAGTGATTCAGTTAAAACAAACAAAAGAGGTTCGAATGTAGCTATGTATGAAATTGGACAGGGTGCTTCAATAACAGCAAGTAAGCTAACAATTGAACAGATGACAGGTGAGCTTAGAAAGTTTGCAGGTTTGGCAATTAGCACAAACGAGCTAAACGAAGACCAAGCAGTAGATTTCTATGCTGAATTGGTAGATGGATTCGCAGAGGAATCGGCAAGAATACAAGATGTTCAAGTATTCACTGATACTAATGCTACATATCCAGGGATTGCAAACCTAGATAATACTTATGCGGAAACAGTTGGTGCAGCTATAACCGATATTACTTGGGATGATTTATTGAATGCTCAATATAAAGTTCCAACTAGGGCAGGTATGAATGGTAAATTCTATATGCATAGAACAATCTGGAATCTATTACTTCAGGTTAAGGATTCGGAAAGTAGGTATCAATTTACACCAGCACAAGGACTAACAACACCTTGGGGAACACCAGTCGTTCTTGTCGATGTAATGAATGATGTTGCTCATGTAGCAGATGCCAATGAGCCTTATGTTATATTTGGTGACTTAAAGAGAACAAAGATGTATATCAAGAGGGGTCTTGTTATGGACCAATCAATGGATGCAACTGTTGTAGACTCTGAGAGTGCAACTGTAAATCTATTCCAACAGGATATGCAGGGATTAAGAGTGAAGAAAAGAGAATTAGTTCTTCATAAATTTCCAGAAGCGTATTGCTTAATAGGAACAGGAACAGTATCTTAAATTTTAACTGGGCGGGGTAAAACTCGCCCATTAAATTAATGGCATACACAACACAAGAAAATGTAGAGGATTATCTAGGTAGGAATTTAACGGATTCTGAAGAGAATTACTTTCCAGCACTACTTGAAACTGTAGAAGGATTAATTAATGATTTAATCGGTGGTGGTTTTGGAACAGCTACAGAATCAACTAAGTATTATGATGGTGGCTCAAAGATTATAGATATTGACCCTTGCATAGAAGTCAGCTCAATAGAATTAGTTGAAGAAGATGAAACTGTAACCTATACATACTTAGTAGATGAATACGAATTCAGACCAAGAAATGAAACTGTTAAGAAGTGGGTGGAATTAAGAAGTGGAAAGTTTCCAAAGGGAGTTGCGAATCTAGCGGTTACAGCTAAGTTTACAATGGGTGATGTGCCTGCCGATATAGAATATTTAACTGATTACTTAATATCGAGATTCCTATCCTCGACAGTTAAAGAGGGAATTACTCAAGAAGCTATAGAAGGATATTCCAGAACATTCAGGGTAAAGGTGCAAGATGAGGTTGTCAATCAGATTATAGATAAATACAAGACAAACGATATACTGTGATATTGATATTATGATAGATAATTATTTAGTCCAGACCTGCTACCTTGTGGGGACAACTATTAATAGTTATGGGGATAGAGAATATTCTAGCCTTACAACTTTAAAATGCAGGT